AGGAGACTCTTCCATAATTCTTTTCTGGAGAGTGTGTTTAGTAGATGCTTTTGATCTGTAGAGTTTGTCTTTCTCGATTTTTGCATCAATGAGACGACACACCCAAAAGTGTTTCTCTGAGGGAACTCTTCGAGTCACATCTTCAAGATTGAAGTCTGTGATCTTAGCAAATTCTTCATATTGTGATTGATATTTTTTAATTAGTTCGTAACTCATAATTTTTACATAAAAGAAGACCATCGGATTTGATTCGCTGCATCTTCTACAGATTTTTTGATAAAGTCACCATGACATTTATCGGGAGCGCAGTAGCAAACAAGATTTGTATCCTTATCATCTAACTCTCGTTCAATTAATTCACGAACATATTTATGAAAAGCTGCATCATTGGAATAGGAATACTCAAAGTGTTTTTCATATCCTTCAATAGCTTCTTCAGTGGTTTCCACTTTATACAGAGCTTGAGGATGATCGGATTCTTTGGAATGATAAGGATTACCTAAAACAGAGCCACGCCCAATATAGACATCATCGGGAGTCGGCTTATGTTTTGACTTATTCACTACTCTCATCATTTAGTTAAATAATAACATGAACAAACCCTTTGTCAATGATCAAAATAACATCGCAAATCTTTATCAACAAATGTTGAATGAAGATATGACTGCTGGAGGCGTATATGGGGGGGATGTTGCTGGTCATGCTGGTATTGAAAACACCGATTGGTTTGCTCCAGGAGATGCTAGGAATCCTTATGGGATGGGTATCACCACAAGGAGAGGTAAATTAAAAAAGAAAAAGCGCAGAAAGAAAATTAAAAAGAATTAATTCTTTTTCTTGCCACTTCACAATATTCAGAATTCAAATCAAATCCGATATAATTCATACCTAATTGTTTGGCAACTGCTCCCGTTGTTCCTGAACCCATAAAGAAGTCCAATACGACACCACCTTCAGGGCATCCACTCTTCAACATACGTTCTACCAATTCTTCGGGGAATGTGGCGGTGTGGACTGACTTGTTGGGTTTGGTATTAATTTTCCATACTGCTCTCATGGAGCGTCCTCCTCGCTTACGCATTGCATCCAGAATCCTTCTCTTCGTATCACTTGGGTTCTGAGCCTTCTGTGACTCATAATCCTTTGTAGCCTCTCCAGTGTAGACTTCGTTTGGATTGGAAGAATTGGCAAATGGTTCAATTTGTTGTTTAAAATAATACGATTTGCTTTTCACGAACATGAATACTGATTCAAAATCAACCACAAAACGATCTGTGACGCTCTGGGGAAGAGCATTTCCTTTATTCCACACAATATTGTTTCTTAAAATCCATCCTCTATTCTGCATTTCGATGGCAAAACGGAAAGGAATTAATGCCAATTGTTTAGGTTTTCTCCAACCACCTAATTTTTCTTTGGGTTTTTCTTGAAATTTAAATGACTCTTTTTGAGGTTCGTCTTTGTTTTTCCAAACACCTTTACCACTTCCAAGGTAGGTATCCCCCAAGTTCACAAAAACAACACCATCATCTCGTAAAACACGGTAGACTTCATCGTAGTAATCACATAATTTATTTACAAATTCTTCGGGTGTCTCTGCCAATCCAAATTCATTTGGATCATCTGAATAAATTCTGAGATTGTAGTATGGAGGAGAGGTAGCACAACAATGGATCGATTTGTCGGGCAATTCCTTCAATCCAGCCATTGCGTCAATGTTTTTGATGTAATTCAGTTCCATGTTTGGACAGTAGCACAGATTTTTGGGATGTCAAACGGATGTTTTTCAATTTTCTGGCGTTTAAATTTAACTAAGTTTCTTTATTATATTGTACATCTATTCCCACCCACCTCCCATTAATTATACACGACATATTCATTTGTCAATAGGTAAATTATTATTATAATTAATTATCTTATCATTATCTTTTAATTAGATATTGTTATAATTAATAATGTTAAAAATAATAACAAATTAAAAAATAAAACAAAACAATAATTATATCTTATCATTATATTGATTATGATTAATGTACAATAAATACTAATAAATCAGAATCAATTATAATTAAATATAAATGCAAAAATCCGAAAGTCAACCCCAAACCACTTGGAAAAATTTCCCAACCGATACGGAAGATGTCGTGGGATTCGTTTACCTCATCCGCAACAATCATCCAGATGTCATCCAAAACAACAGTAGCAAACGCTTTTACATCGGAAAAAAACAATTACTAAAGCGTGTAAAACGCAAACCATTGAAAGGTAAGACACGCAATCGTATTTCATTTGTGGACAACGATGTGGAGAAGTATTGGGGATCGTCCAAGGAATTATTATCAGATATTGAGAAATACGGAATTGAGCATTTTTCCAGAGAAGTGATGGAGGTGTGCCATTCAAAATTCCACATGACATATTCCGAGCTAATGTGGCAGATCAAATGTAATGCATTAATGGATGATATGTTTTACAACGGTATTCTCTCATGTAGAATATCGCGTATCCCCAAAAATTATGTTGACATCGAAAGAGACCCTGTTACTTTTGGTTTATGAATACAATATCATTCAAAAATAAAAGAATTATTGACATTGATGAGATTTTCAAGGACACCAATAATAATTTTACAATGCTTTTGGAAAATCTTGGATTGACTGTAAATTTTGATTTCTCCAAGAGAAATAACAAAAAATTATATACGCATGAATTCATTAAGACATTCACCGAATTTTTAAAATATAACCAACAAGATTTCATATTCTTTTCAAATCTTCTGACTAAGGACAAATTTCGTAATCAGCTTTTAGGTAAAATTCGGCGGATTTTCAAAATTAATATTATCGAGAAGAATTTTGGCATGGAAAATCTGGAATATCTTTTGAAAATCTGGAACGCAGAAATCATTTCAGAATTTGAATCCGCATTTCAAAATAGAAAACCACCATCATTTCGCAAGATTTCCAAATATCTTGAAAAAGAAGGTCTAATATTTCTTAATGAACAATATTTTCAAGAAGTTGTTAATAAGATGATTATTTTTGTTAAATAATGCTATGAGTAAATTTTTGAAACTTATTGAAGAACATGATCCAGCTACTAAGCGTAAAATGGATATTTCTTCCAAAGCTAAAAAAAGCAAATTTTTAGAAATTCTGGAACAATATGATCCAGTTAATGAGCAAAAAATGGAAGATGCTTTCAAAGCTAAAATGCTTCTTCATGAAAAGAAAAAACGTCTCAAGAAGAAAAAATACGCTGAAGAGGATGAATCTATCAATGCGGGAACAGGGACATATGAAGTCGATAAAGAAGTCGAAGGATTGGCGGGTAAAGCTTCTGGTGGTTTGATAGGTCTTGCAGGTAAATTGTTTAACACTTCCGCGCAAAAAGCAAAATCAGCAGTGAAAGAAAGACAACAGCTTGCTGTGCAAGCTGTTGATGCTTACAGAAAAGGTTCCGCGAGAATTAAAAAAGGATTACAATCAGTAAAACAAACCACAATTGGAAGAGCTTATTAATATGAAATCAAAAACCTTACAATTAATTGAAAAATATAGTCGCCTTCTTGAACAAGAAGGACAAGACCCTAATGCTGGTATGGAACAAGCACCACCAGAAGGACAAGAACCTGAAATGCCAGCGGAACAACCTGAGACTGTTCCATTGAGTTCCACATCAGAAATTCGTTATATTCAAGATGTTGTATTAGCTTTGCTATACGGTGAATTATCAGAGAACGATAAAACAAATTTGGAGGAACTTGAAATTGCTTTAAAAGATCCAAGAAAAGCTCAAGAATTGTTACAAAAAACTGGTAAAACCACTAAAGATTTTTACCAAGAGGAAATTCTCCCGATTATCAAACCTATTAGAGACGAACAGGACACATTAGATAATTTAGACTCAATTAGCTAAATAATATTATGAAATTCAAAGGAGAAGAAAATGAGGTGCTTTGGGAATCTTTCCGTGGTGGAGTTACCAACGAAAGATTTGGGGACGAGATGGATGATGACTTTGGAGATGATGATGACTTTGGAGATGATGATGACTTTGAAGATGATGATGACTTTGGAGATGATGATGACTTTGGAGATGATGATGACTTTGGGGACGAGATGGTCGATGACTTTGATACCCCTGAACCACATGGAATTGTCATGGAATTTGACCCAATTAGTCCTGTTGAGAAGCACGAAGTTAATGAAGTTCTCGTTTCAGAGTTGAAAAAACTCGCTGAATATGCTGATCGTTTGTATGAAATGAGAAACGATTGTGAATTTGAAGATTGGATGGTTTCTGCAATTACTATTTCTTCGACATATGTTTCCGATGTTTGGCATCGTCTTGATGCTAAAGCTGATTTTGCAAACACTGGATTTGAGCAATCCGATGATTATTAATAATTTTGATAAATGAATGACAAATTTCAAACAATTCTTTGTGGAGAAAAATATATTCGGTCTAATCGAAGATATTTTCGTTGATGGTATCGGAACTATTTCCTCTAAATTGGATACTGGTAACGGTGCTTACAATGTTTTACATGGAGAAGATATTGAATTTGGAGAGGATAAAAAAACAGGCGAGAAGATAGTAAGATTTACAACCATTAATTCCATGAGATTAGAAAAACCTACATAAGACACAATCATAATTAATATCGGAGAAGGAAAAACTATTGAAAGACCTGTGTGTCTTTTTGATTGTATTATAGGGGGTAAAAAATTTAAAAGTATCCCTTTTTCCATTAGTAATCGATCCACCAATGACCACAAGGTTTTAATCGGAAAAGATTTTATCAAAAATGAATTGGATGCCCTGATCGATGTGGCATTAAACAATGTGGCAGACAAAAAATTATCAGTCGATGTATAAGTTATCACAGAGAGAATTATTGGAAGAGGGACTTTGGGATTCTTTTAAAAAGGGTGTAAATAAAGTTGCAAATACCAAACTCGGTAGACTTACCAAACAAGCTATTCAAGTAGGTAAAGAAGTGGGTAAGTTTGTTGCACCCAATACAAGTTCTCAACTTGCTAATATGGTCAGCGGAACTAGGAGCGGCTACCAAAGAATACGTCAAGCAGGTAAAACTATAGAAGAACGTATTTTGGATTGGATGGATGAACAAGGCGTTGTGCCAATTCCCAATGATACTATTAAGATGGGAAAAAATACCCCAAAGGGGCAACACTATACAATTAAAGTTGCACAAAAGGGTATTACTCCAGAAGGCAACTCTGTAGCTGGTAAAAAATTCAGATATCCTCAAGCAATTGTTCTTTTTGATAAAGATAAAAATGTCTTTGAATGGGTCATTAAACCTAGATTTGATGCATTTATGAAAGAGACACTTAAAAATGGCTTAAAACGCGATGCGTATTGGGATGATAATGCTAGACCAGTAGATGATGGATCAGTAGATGATGGATCATCTGCTACAAAAGAAAGAATTTTGGATTGGATGGATAAACAAGGCATAGTGCTAATTCCCAATGAAAAAATTAAAACTGGTACAGATACTCCAAAGGGACAACACTATCTGGTCAA